ATAAGAACGTAAATTACGTTCATCTCCATCTTGAAGATATAATGTTATTGCTTCCCAAGCTCCTGATGGCAGTATATCTCCGTTACTATCTTTTATTCGCTTAACTTCTTTTGCTAGTCTAATTGTAGCTGTTTTTGCAAGATAACCTTTTTTCTGTAATAACTTTTCACTATTAAATGCATCATTATTATCTGTGCTTAGTTGCTCAAACTTTTTTTCCAAAGCATTAACAGTTTCAGAAGAATATGGAATGTTTCTAAGACCTTCAATATCGGTATTAACAATGCTTAGTATTTCATTTGTTTCCTGTCTTTTTGAAGAACTAGATGGTTGAGAACTTGTAATTATTTGTTTTGTTAATTCTTTATATTTTGTAGAGAGAGCAACAAGACTATCCATCTGCCATCCCTCTGTACTATTTAAAATATCATTTAAGTCTGCTAGCTGTTCAGGATTGCTTTGTAAATTTTCACCAATGTATGTACCACCAGAAAGCAAATAACCATGCATATTATCAACATCTAATTTACTTAAACCTTCTTCACTATAAAGTTTAGCAACAGTTGAACTCAAATCTAAATTTGCTATTTTTCTTGAATATGATTGTGCTAATCCTTTTACTCTTGCTTGACCAAAAGTATTTTCTAATTCTTTTGAAGAGGTAACTACATTTTCTAATTGAGCCCTTATTCCAGCCATCAGCATTTCATCGCCTTGACGTTTTGCTTGATTATATTTTGATGCAAGACTTATAAACTCTTCTTCAATCATTCTCATACTTGCAAGGTTTGATGTTTCTCGTAAACCAGCTTGTATATTTGCCTTACCTAATGTGAGAGTATCAATACCATCATTCTTAATAATATCTTTAAATTCTGCTGGTGAGTTATCTACTAATGTATCAACATACGCACCAAACACATTTGCATATAATTCATCACCACCAGCAACATCTTTATATTTAAGAGCTAATTCTTTATGCTTTACCTCAATATCTTTTTGAATACTCCGCATAAATTTTTTATTAGCTAAAGTTTTGAATGACCTTCGTGCATTTGCTCCTAAGTCTTGAAACTCTTTTGTATCGTATGCTTCAAAATCACCATCAGCATTTAGTGTGTAGAACTTTTCCATAGGCATTGTTCTTGCAGCTTTTTCACCAGCTTCAGTTGATGCCAACTTCATTTCTTGCAATGCTATATTACTAAGCTTTTCAGCTTCTGCTGCTACACCAAGAAGCGATTGCTCCACAGCATTAGTACGTTGAATAACTCCTATAGGTTTGTTATTGAATGTAAGTTTTTGTTGTTTTAAATTTATAACCATTATGCGTATGTCTTGTAATCATGAAATGCTTTTATACCAGATGATACTGCTCGTAAGTATAGATATTGTGCTTTTGCATCACCCTCTATTCTAACTTGTTCTGCTTGTCTTCTATATTTATCATCAGTAAATAAAGCTTGCCTATCTAATCGAACAATATCTTTACCTACAGTTTTTTCTTGTTTCTTTTGAAATGCTCTAAAGCTTCTATCAAGACCAATATCTCTAGTAGTTCCACCACCTAACAAAGCTTCATTCTTATTCACATCATCAAAATAAGCATCCATCCTATCATTATGCTTTTGTAAATACATAATCTCATTACGTTTTTTATCTTCTTCAATCTCTCTTGCTCGAGAGTCTGCTTGTTGTTTTGCTGCGTTTGCTGCCGATGCAGTTGCCATAACTCCAATAAGAGAACTGGCTAATTGTAAAAATGGTAAAAATGGCATTAGAAAGCTACCTCCGCTACTATTGAATTAATCTGTAATGCCAATGGTGCATTCTGTGTAATAGTTATTTGTGGGTCACGACCAAATCCCAACAATCTAAATTCTTTCTTACCAGTAATTGCATTTCTTGGCTGGCTCATATCATCAGTTACCTGACGTATAATTAAATTAGTATTATTTACAGTAACGGAAAGAGTATTGTTCAAATCAAGAACAACTCTTTGTACTGTTCTAAACTCTCCAGTTAAAGGTCCATCTGCAACTACTGCATCTATTGGATTTGTTTTCAAAGTAACATCAAACTTCAGACCTATCTCTGCTGAAGATATAGAAGAGTCTACTGACGATACGTCCACATTACCACCAGACACAGTAAAACTCCCAAGATAAAAAGTCCCATTGACCACATCAACCACAGCTCCGTTTGCGAAATCGGAACTAACGCTGAAGACCCCATTAGTACCAGAATAAGTTTTAGCCAAATCAGTATTAAAGCTATTGCTAAACTCACAAAGAAAATATTTGTTAGTGCCGTCACCTTTATCAAATTTAACAACTGCATAAACACGTGTATCAATTACACAGACTGAATGAAATGAACCTTGACTTGTAAATTGTGTCCATCCAGCTCTTTGCTCCACTCTATTAGAATTAAACACAGCTATACTACCATCAGCATCAACAATAAATAAATAGTTTTCTGCACGACCTATTGCACCAGAAAGCATAGCCATTTGTATTGGTGTATTTATTAAATGACTTGATAGCGTTGAGATAGGTTGACCAGTATATCCTTTCACAGCATCAGAAAATATGAACTCTCGTACCATAGAACCTGATGAATCTACAAATACTGTTGCTCCATCATATAAGTAAGGTCGGAGAAAAGAAGAACCAAATGATGTCTGTCGTTCTATTGATGCGTTAGTTGGTGTAGTAACTGCACCTTGTAATGCTGGAACTATAAACTCATCTGTTGATGTAAATACATGTAAATCTTTATTTGATATTATGTGACGAATAGTATTGATGTCACCAATACTTGCTGTCAAATCAAGTGCATCATTATCTGCCGCTTCTCCTACATCAAAATTAAAAAACGTACCAGTCTTACTTCCCCATAATCCATCAGGTTGTCCAAGCGTTCCACCATACCATAAACGATTCTGATGAAAGGCTACTGCTGCTGGGAAACCACGCAATGCAGAGTATGACTGCTCAGACCATTCTGTAACTGGTGCATGCGTTTCTAGTGTAGGTGTACCTCCACCAGCAGCAGCAGATGTTGCATTTGCACCAGCAGTAAATGTAAATGTATTGTCATCTATAACTTCAGAAACTGTTCTTGCACCATTAAGATTTGACCTTGCTATGCCACCAACAGCAGAAGCATTATCAACTGTAAATGCTGCGTTTGCTGCCAAACCATGATTGAGTAATGTAACCTCCACAGTTCCAACACCCTCACTTGTTCGAAATGAATCAACCTTTAATCTTCTTTTTAAATTACCAAATACTGTGCCAGTTGCTTGTGTTGCAGATTGCACAGAAGTAATTTTAAACTCTGAATCATTGTATCTAAAGTTTATACCAACATGTAATGAGTTAGGATAATCACCACCAGATTGTGAACCAGTGGTATCCCAGTAAGCAGAACTTGTAGTAAAAGTAACACCACTACCACTTGTTGCACTTGGGTCAAGAGTTACACCAGGGGTTTGAAAACTAAAGTAAGGTTGATGCACAATTGTATTTGCTGAGTTTTGGTCAAATGTATATGTTTCAACAGCAAAAGAAGTAAGTCCTGTTCGCACAAGTTTTCTTACCATAAATGTTTGGTGAGCAATAAACATTGTATCACCTGACTGTGCATAGGTAACTTCATGAATATTATCGTGTGTAAAAGGTAATGCTGCACTACTACTATCTTGTGTGATAGTTGTTGCAAGCGTTACATTAAAAGATGTGTCTACTCTAAACACTCTTATCTTTAGATTTTCAAGAGAGATAATATATCGTTCATCATCTGAAAATATATAAGGTATTATTCTATGCTGTTGAGTTTTAGAAGTATCAACAGTTGTATCAAACTCATATATATTACTAAGACCAGCTCGTTTTATAACTCCACCTTCAGCTCTTAGAAAAAAGTTCTCTACCTTTTGTGCAGAGCTAGAATATACTTTTGAATCTGTTCTCGATATAAGTGATGGACTAACTTCACCAAACTGAAAGTTGGATAAAGGAACTCTTAGCTTTCTCATTCCTATCTCCTATTCTGAACAAAACGACCAGTTATTAGTTTTCTTGATGTTTGTTGTTGTGAGTCTACACTTCTTGCTTTTCTCATAGCAGCATCAGCTAATGTTGCCATTGTTTGTGTAAGAGAACCATCTCTTGCTATTGATGTAGCAAATACTTGTGCCAATCCATAAGCAACTGCCATCACAAAATAGCTTGGAAAAAATTCTTCTGTTTGTCTAAATGTATAATCAGCTACAACTGTATCTGTTGTAGTTGTATCAGCATATATCATATCGCCATATATTTGATATTCTATTGGATTGTCATTAACTGTTATTGCATGAACAATTAATGTATCATTAGGTTGTTGATATGCTAAATCAAATCGTGCTGTTGGTGCATCAGTTAATCTATTCAAAGCTTCTTGATTTGTTGCAAATCTCCATCGAGCATTCGTTAAAGATGTTTGAACTACGTCTTCATAAATATTTGCAGCAACCCTTGCTTCTGTTGTTCCATCATCAAAAGATGTAATAGGTTCTGCTCCAATAAAGATTAAACCTCTATTACAAATGTCAATTGCTGTATCTGATTTGGTACTGACTACTGCCATATTAGAGTAGGGGGATTTCTCCCCCTATCCTTAATCACTATCTGCGGTACTTAAATCAGAACCATCACCACAGTCAATAGCTGTAGCAGATACGGATTTAACAACAGTTGCAGATAAAGTTTTATGTGTTGAATTAGCATCACATATTAGTATGACATCACCCTCGTTCATCATCCCAAGAGCAGACTGACCATTCATTTCACCACCAGTAGCATCAGCAGTTGAAAAATAGTTTGCTGCTCTCACAACAGATAAAGCGTCATTAGATGTATAATACCAAAGGTTGACACCACTTCCACCAGCTAATCTGGTGAGCTTACTCATATCAAGAGCCATGATTACCCCCTATTAATTATTATCTAAGACTTCATAGATACCATTGTCATCAATAACAACAGCACCCATTGACATCATAGATGTTGCAAGATGAGATGCTTTCTCAGGGATATAGTTTATCTCTGTGGAAACATCAGAGTTTACGCCTAATCCTACAGCAGTAGTATGATAAGCCATATTCTTACCAGCAGTAATTGCAGAGGTAGAGAATATGTTGAAGCCTAGAAACTGCTTCATTGTCATACCACCAGCGAATGGTAGATTCTGCTCACCAACAAAGTCAGATGATGCAAACTCATTAATTAAGAATAAGTCTGCAAATCCCTTTGGGTGCATAGCAAGATAACGACCACCATCCTCAGGAATGTTTGCAGAACCAAAAGTTTCAAATAATGTAAGTAAGTCTGCTTTTTCAACAGCACTACTTGTATCATGTATTTGAGTTGAGTTAGCTCCAGCATCCATTGCTGTATACAGGATATCGTCAGTTTTTCGACCAAGAGCTGCTGCTGCTGACGTTGCAACTGCTTGTCTTTCGTCGATGTTAGTTTTGAGTTCATCTAGTTTGTCGATATATTCGGCAGCATAGAAATCACTCATGGTTGCTTCCACAGTTGTATGTGTTAGCTCCATAGGTGTTACCATACCATTTCTCGATTTAGTAGATGCAGTACCAGTTCCAATCTTTTGAAAACGAACTACGTTTCCAGCTACATTGCCAACAGTACGCACAGTATTCCGTAGTTTAGAACCCATACGCTGATATGCCATGTGAACATCAGACTCGAACTGTTTAATAAAGGCTGTATCAATTGTATTTGCCATTATTCAGCTCCATTGTTAAGTTTCAATTACGTCGCTGATTGTCCGTTTTGCACCTCAACATGATTGTCCACAAGGGGTCACTTAGTGCATAGTGGGTCTTGACTTACTAATTCTTTGCTCAAAATTATCCAAATTGCAATAGAAAAGTTTAATGAAGGGTGTAGAATTAAAGTAATATGGGTCATCTTCTTTAGAAAATCCCATAGATTCTAACCATTTTATTGTTTTTATTTGGTCTTCTGGTACATAGTTTTCTACAAAATCGTAGTCTATTTTTAGAAAAGACAGTATAAGTTTGCTGTGTTTAAAGATAAATAACCAATGTTTATCTATCATATCTGTGCCAAGAAACCATATTTTACCCACATGCATCATCTCATCAAGAGGTGTTACACCGCACATTGCAATGGGTTTACCCTTATGCGTAATAGTAAAACCTTTAGCACCATCTTCAAGAAATGGAACAGCAAGTGCCATCTCTGGAGATGCACCAACTAATGCACATTCTCGAACATCAGAAAGTCTTAGTTTATCAACAAGGTGGTCTACATCAGAAAGTTTACATGGTCTGAACTCAAACTGTCCTTTCTGAATGTATGTCATTTATTAAATAGTTTTTGAAAACCTTCTTCTACTTGACGAACATAGTTTGGGTCACGCTTTGTCATGCTCCAATATCTTTCGTCTTTCATCATCTCTCTTAGTCCAGCTTCATTTTGCTGACCAGTAGGTGCAGCATCACCAATAGACTGGCTACCTTTCAAAGCATTAATAACAGTTTCCATAGCCTTAACACCTTCGGCTGTTGAACATAATGTTGCAATCTCAGCATGTTGTTCTGGTGTAAAGAACTTATTCGACCATAGTTCTACTGCTTGTACTCTTTCTTTTGCATTATCACCAAGTGTTTTCATTTCTGCTTCTGGGTCAGTTGAGCCAATGTTCATTGCTTTTTTATACATTTCAATGCCTTCAGCAAACTCATCTTGGCTATATCCATTTTCAAATGACTGGTCAGCCCACCACTCAAGCAACTCATTACTTCTTGCTAACTCATCATCAATACCTTCTGGTAATATATAATCACCTTTCTTTTCAGGTCTGTCTTTATATGCTTCTGCTTCCAAGTCTTTCATTACTTGTGACTTTATATCATCTTCTTTCTGACTTAACTTACCTTCAAGTTGAGAGTAAGAGTTTGCCATATCTTCTGCTGATTTAAACTTCTCAGGCAACCACGCTGGTCTTTCTCCCATAGATTCAACACTCTGTTCCTCTGTTGGTGCTGATTCACTTGTAGGGGTTGTAGGGGTTGTAGGGGTATTATTTGTTTCTATTTGTTGTCCGACTGTTGTTTCACGTGAAACATTTTCTTCTGTTGTTTGGTCTTCACTCATTTCAATCCTCTCTTGCTACTTTATCACCATGTGCTATTCGTCTTTCAATAACACCTACAATAAACCTCGAACCTTCTGCATGTCTTAAAACTTCATCAGTTACTGCTGAACCATGAACTGCTTCAATGGTTATACTGCGTAAATATTTCAGCACCTCTTTACCAACTGGTGAGTTAAATAAAGCATGCATGTTAAGGCTTATAGTATCCTCATCATCTTTGCTTCTTGGGAATCCATCAAATCTACTTGAAATTGCTTTTGTTTCATTCTGCAGCGATTTGTTCATTTGGTGCTTCCTCCATTCCTTGACCCATAGCTTGTTGTGGTTGTTGCATTTGTTGTTGTGCCATCTGTTGAGCAGCAGCAACTATCTGTTGTCGTTCAGCAACATCTCTTATTAGCGTGTCAGGAACACCAAACTTCTTAGCTAGATGTGCAGCAGTCTGTTCACTATTAACCAAAAGATTAACTACTTGTGGACCAAATGCTCCTCCAACTAATTCCAACCATCTTGCTATAGCAGATATATCTGAGTTTGCTTGTGCCTGTGCTAATGGTGATATTGATTTAACTTTTATTTGTCTGCCATTTAATGTTGGCAGTTCTATGCGACCTTGTTTCTTAAGTATATGTACCACTCGAGCTAAAACTGGCTGTACCATTTCAGCTTGTAATCTTCCAAAAGCAGAACCCATACGTCTACTTAAGTCTGCCATTCTTTCTGCAACTTCAGTTGCACTAGCTGGTGTTCTATCTGGATTACCAAGCATATCATTATACAATGCTTTCTTAATATTATTACGCATGTCACTCAAAATAAAATTGGTAAAGTTCAAATCACCAGCTTGTCGAATAGGTTGTAGTCCTTGTGAGTTTGGTGCTTTGGGTATAACAGTCCCTGGCACAAGATTGATTGTATCTGGATTGATAACACCATCATCATCCATTTGATATATACCAGCTATTGCCATAGCAGCATTCTCAAGAATATCTTTTACTGTGAGATTAGTAGTCTTGATTGCACTTAATGCATTGAATAATGGACCTCTTCCATATACCTCACCAGAACATGTATTCCATCTAAAACATATATATGGATTACTACCAGTACCACTTAATGCTTCTGATTTAAGAACTGTCTTTGTTGCTGTTTCAATACATACATATAAAAAAGCATCTTCATTTAACTTTGAATAATCTTTACAAACAACTTCTAATAGTTTTGTTTTTTGGTCTGGACTAGCCATCATTGAATTTTGCAACTCTTGTGGCAACTCAATATCAGGAAATAAAATATGTAAATCAGAATATCGAACACTTCTTTCTCTATATACATGGTCAATATTATCATTCGGACCAACATCAAGAACTACATGCGGTAATGGTATAGCAGAAAAAGTAATTGGATTAACAGCATCCCCTTCAGAAACATAAAGCACACCAGTACCAACAGCCAAGTCCATAAATGATTCATGAACCTCTTGTGAAAAGTTTGAGTTCTGTAGTATCTCAAAAACAAACTCAGTTATTTCTTCAAGCTGATTGTTGATTGCATCTCGTTCTGATTCTGGTATTTCTGAGCCAGCAGTAAAATCAGCCCAACGAGCAAAGTTGGGGACAAGTCCTTGTTGGAGTCTTGATGCAAATTCTTGTACTCCAACGACAGCAGTTTCATCAAATATCTTTTCATCTCTACGTTCTCCTATGGTCTTAGACTTAAATGTTTCTCGCATAGGCATAGTAAATTCATAACAATCATCATATACATCTTCAAAGTGTTGACGAATAGCTTTCGCCTTTTCAAACTTTTCCATATAATATTGAGCTAATGCTTTTGGTTCTGTTGGCATACCAATATGCATATTAGTACCTTCTCAATCCTGTAGGTGTTTGCTCTCTACCCTGTGAAAGAAAACCAGACCCCCCTGGGCTGCTTGTAAATAATGAACCTCGACCAACTCTTCTTCTAAAGACTGTTCCTCCAGTATCGTAAAATAAACTTGTTTTGACTGGTGCAGACGTTTCTACTTCTTTCTCAAGAGCTTCTTGTCTGTTTTTTATTTTTACTTCTTCTTCTTCTTTTTTTGCTTGTCTAGTTTCTTCCTTAACCTCTTGTCTAGGTTCAGGAGTTCTACTACCACCACCACCAAAACACATGTTTACCTCCTTAAATCATTTCCAAAAAAGGTTCTAGTTCTACTAATACTAGGTCTTTTAAATAAATCAAAGCCTTTTCTTGCATTGAAAGCTCCTAAAGGTTTCTGTCCAGCCATCAAACTTCGCCCTTCTCCAGCACCTAACATCAAGTATTGCAAAGCATCATGAATATGAGAATACATATTTTTCTCAGGTTTATCTTCATATCTTTCTCCAGATACTTGCATTCTTCTATAGCAGTAGCCACCTTGAAATCCTTTGATAATCTGAGGACATCTTCTATCTATTAACAATCCAGATTTACCATCTACCATCTTAGTAAGTTGTGAAGAAACAGATTCAAGTCTTAAGTCTATGCTGTTGCTAGGAGCTGGCGTTGCTTTTAATCCAGCACCTCGCAATATTCCAAATGGTGTTGTTTCATCTGTCTGAGCTCTAAAGTCACCAGCTGGGTCACCATAAATATACACATCAAGATTATTAAATCGTGTAGCAATTTCTTGTCTAAGAAGTTCAGCAAAACGAACTATACCCATATCAATAGCTACAATCTCTGACTGTAGTAACCACCGACCTCGAACTTTCTGTCCAAACACAGCAGAAGGAGTAAGACCAAAATCAATTCCAATATAAAGAGGTACACCAGCAGCAATAGGTATTTCCTCTTCTGCAATATGTGTATCACTTACAAAGTCTGGATAAACTGGTTTACCATCTTGAATCATGCCAAGCCTATTCATAACATACACATCTATCCAACTTTTTGTTTTACCTCTTACAATATTTGGATAATACGTTTGTAATATGTTCTTACTGTTTTCTGCTTTAGAGGTTGGGGAATAGGATAATACTTCGCCCTTTTCTCCTAAGTTTTCTTTCATCGCTGCTGGTTGTGTATAGAAAGTCCAGTTATCAGGTTTGACTAACATGGTCGCTTGCTCTCTAGGTATGTGGTCTGGTATCGGAACTTCACCTGACATGATAGCCCACCAATGGTCTTCTTCTGGTGCATTGGTATCACAGATAACACCTGACCAACTAGACCCACCCTCTCTCATACTTGGATATCGACCAACACGCATAGTACACGCATCAATAATACTTTTAGGAATTTCTCTTGCTTCGTTTACCCAGATACCAGTTAGTTCCAATGACAATAACTTCTTCACATCTTCTGGTCTATCTAATGCCAAAAAAATTACTTCAAGGTCTAAATCATTCATCTGTATGTGATGTGTATAAGGAACAGACCAATGAAACTTTCCCCACTCATTCTCTGGAAACCAATCCAGCCAAGTCTTTATAGTTGTCGTTCTTAATTGTGGGTTTGTATTTCTTATGATAGCCCAACGAGATTTACGAATCCCCTCATGATTTTGATTCTGCTCAAGAGCCCTTCTGAATACCTCAACACAACACGCAACTGATTTACCAGAACCAACTGGACCTCTGATACCACGAAAAAAATTATTGTCCTTCATAAATTGCTTGAGGACTTCTCCGTCAGGCTTGTAATTAAAGTTTATCAATGTTGTAGTTTCTTCCGACTTCTTTGAGTCTTTCTAAGGTGTGGGGGAGAAGGGAAGCTATTCGTTTATCTGCTTCGTAATCAGTGATAAATTCTTTTGGAAAATGTTTTAGATGAACTTGCTTAATAACAATACGCAGTAAGTTCCTTGTTTCTTTATCTAGTTTATGTTCGTGATACATCAGCTAAACTTTCTATGTGACGCTGTTTTTTTTGCAATCTTCTTTGGTTGTTTGGAAACTTGTTTACCTTTACGCATGGCTGCTCTTTTCTTTCGAGTTGTTGCTCGATACTCTTCATCCGTTAAAGATTTTATTGCTGACTCTGGTAAATACCTCTCCCCAGTTTTGAGAGAGGGTTTACCAGACTTGGTTCGCCACTTCTGTCTTGTCCATGCTCGTAGGCTTCTCTGACTCTTTGCTAAAGCCATCAGCGATATCCACCACCTTTAGCTTTATATTGCTTGGCTAACATCTGTGCCTTTCGTGCAGACCATTGCCCTGGTCTTCCACCTTTACCACTAGCCTTGATTCTGCGAAAGAGTGCAGCTCTCATCTTTGGCTGTGTATAGTTTCCAGCTGCGTTAACTGCCATTACTTCTTCTTCTTTTTAGAAGCCATAATTTTTGATTGCAGTTGTTTAGGAAGAGTCTTCTGCTTTGCAGTCAAACCATTCTTCTTCGCTGGTGGTCTTCCTCTTTTACTTCCGTAAGTTCCTTTTCCCATAGGCATGATGTTATCCTTTCTTTTTCTTGGCTTTATTTCTTCGTGAGATTGCTGCTGCCTTTCGTTTTGCGTCGGCTTTGCTTGATGCTCCCCACGCTCTTAGGCTGAGAAGAAGTCTTGTTGGTCTGCCCTTTGAGTCCCTTTCCGGTCCTCGCATTCCCCCCATTCTTGCTAGGAAGCTTGCTCTTCTTGGGTTGTCCCCTGACTTTACTGGAGCTTTTAGAGTTCCTCCCTTGTAGCTTGCTCGACCTTTTGCGTTCAAGCCGCCCTTCGGATTCTTCCCTTCTTTCCTTGTCCAAGCTGGAGTTCTCGCCATTTCTTCTCCTTCTCAATATATTAGACATTAACACAGCAACACGCATAATCAATCCCTTTAAGTTAGTAAATATTTTCATCGAGCTTTTTTCTCCATAAATGTTAGTATACTATCCCTTGCTCGTGCCAAACACTGGTTTTTGACCCCCCATGTGTTTGTCACAGCTCTAGTTCAGCAGACTGCCCTAGCTTTTCACGTGAGGTCTATGCTAACTTTGATGTTTCCTGCCACACTATGCATGACCTTATCTACTGCTTTGTATCCAGCCCTATCTAGTAAATCTTTACTTGCTTCCAATTGCACATACTCTGATTTAGCATTGCTACTTAGCTTCACTATACTCTGTAGTGCTTTCGTAGCATTCAGTCCTATATTCTCAGCTATTGTACTCATCATATACTGTTGCACATGTGGTAGCTTCAAAGTCTTGCTAGCAGTAACTCTGCCAGCTTCACCTTCACTATATCCAGCATCTTTACTTGCATCTTTTATACTACATCCTTTTGCTACTAACGTATCAACCAACTTCTTCTGCTTTGCAGTAAGCTTGTTACTTGTAAGTTCACTCATTGCCTTTCCTTTCCTTGTTATTCTATGCTTACTTCCGTAAGCATTGTCAATATCTTAATTTCACTAACTGACACTACTGACTCTACTAACTAACGATTATTCCGACACTTCTTGTAGTGTATTTGCCTTATCTTCTTTCTGTTTTGTGTAAAATGCTAGTCATAATTGCATTGCCGTTCAAAGATATACCCTTTGGCAAATACTAATTTCCCCTTGCCTGTCGGCAATTCCTCGCGGAACAAATTAGCATTTGTATCTTTGCCCTATGGCAATGCCCTTCTGCCGTCACATTTTAGCAAAAACAGAAAGGAATATAAAATGTCAAATACTAAACTACAAGAAGCTTACGGAACAATCATTGATTTCTACAAAGATACATATCAAAGAGAATACGTAGCAAACAAACTACTTGAAAATGTCAACTACTCTATCACTAAGTCAAAAGAAAACTTGGACAAGAAACAAACAGAATGGTTGAACGAGTATGAGAACTGTGAACATACAGGACAATCAACTGACAAGCTTGGACAACTAGAAAGAGTTTGCCATCAGTACATACCTCAAAACCTTGAGAATCTTACTGAAACAAAGACTGCTATTGAAAAAGCAATGGCATCTCTTGGCATCAACCAAAAGGTCACGAAAACTCTTGATAATCATATCGACCCAAGAAAGCTTATCAACCAGCGACCTGACCCAGCAAACAAGCAGAAGTCAACAAAGGTTGTCGTTTAGACAGCCTTACTTCCTGAGCATGAAGTAAAACTGCTCAATCTGGGACGCGAAAAAACAAACGCTGGCATACACTTTGTGCCAGCTTATTATTTTTTCGCGGTTATCTGCGTGCTAGTCGCACGTAAATTTACTTGGTTATCTAGTTTGCTACGCAAACGAAATCATACTTGGTCAAGCTGAAGCACGTCACAAACCCTTCAAGGTGGGGTGGGAATGACGAGAAAGTGGAGTTCAAGTTTGAAACTATGTGGCTGTAACTTACACAAGTTTTTGTAGAGATTCAGTCGCTGAAAATTTATAGGAGAACACAATGATTTTTGAACTAACAATTGGATTTATTCTAGCTTACGCAGTTGGAATGATTTTCTTTCAATGGATACTGTGGAGGAATCAATGAACACATTAGAAGACATTGTTGGAGTCGTATTTATATTCGCAGGTTTAACTGTATTACTAATGATAACATAGGAGAAAGTAATGGAACAGAATCAAGTATTCAAATTGAATGATGATGAAGTGTTTATCTTAGATAGAAGTCAAAGCAAACGTATTGCACAGCTAAAGATAGACAGAAACATAGAGATATATTCAGCAGTCAAAGGCAAGTACAAAGTTGTAGAATGGGAACATCAGTATTGTAATCGAAAGTACTTTGATAGTCTATCTGATGCTATTCAATACTGTATGGATATCAAAAGAATTTATGACAGAACCAAACTAAAGTACAGTCATAAATATGGTGGAGTAAGTATGTAGGTAAATAACTAATGTATTAATTTACCTACGAGTTGCAGAGCATAATAATTTATAGTAAACTAAACATGGAGAAAGCAAATGTTCGGAAGACAATATCCTATTTGGAATAAAGTAACGGCTTGTATCTACAAGAGTGATAAAAGCTATGGCGTAAAGAATACTGGTGAAGTTGAAGTTCGAGTTGGCACATCGAACAGCAACAGTCATCACTTCGTAACACATGTAACAACAGTTCGTACTCATAATAATGGTGACAAAGAGTTTCGATTTTATTTGAATCGTCAACTGTTGAAGTGTGCAATTCTTCCCAAAGGTAAGTATCAGTTAGAGTTTAGGGAAGTTCAATCAATCCAAGATAATTATATATAAGGAGTAAATCATGGACATCAAACTAAAATCAGGTGCATCAGCAATCAATGAAAGGTTCAGCAATCAAAGAGATAAAATTGCTGAACATATCCAACGCTTCGGAAGTATCTCAGCCAGAGATGCATTCTATCACTATGGTTGTATGCGACTCGCTGCACAAATATTAATACTCAAACAAAATGGCTGGAACATTGTAACTACAATGCGACAAGTTGGAAATGTAACCTGGGCAGAGTATTGGCTAGAAGAAAGATTCAGAAGAGAACACAAGCAAGCTACTGACTTCAACCTAGCTAACAGTGGTGAAGATATGCCATTACCAAAAGCTTTCTTCAAGCAAGAAAGAGAACACTATGAAAATATCAGTAACGACCCATACGAGTGGGCAGAGGAGGGACACTAACATGACCAGTAGATTGGAAGATGTATTACGCAAAGACTATGAACGCTATCGTGACATGGCAAAAGATGAGGTACGATTCCCAAACTTCATGAATCGACAGAAGTTTCAGAACGTAGCTGATGCCATTGAACGTATTGTAGATTGCTTTGACTTTGTAGATGATGTTCGCAATGAAGAGAATCTACCAGATGTAAATGTATCAAAGCTAACTGGTCGACATTATTCTGCTGAAGAAGATGCAATCAATCTTCAACATAATAAACACTATGGAGAAAAGTAATGGTAGTAAAAATAAGATACCAAGACTTACCAGAAAATTTGAAACAAGAAAAGAGGTGGAATGTAAGAATGACTAATGCAATCAATGACAGAATCAAAGATACTATCAACGATAAACTAGACGATATGAAAGTATCTGAGTTACAATCAATGGTTGAAACACTTGGAATGAACTCAATAGTTCTTGATGAGTTCTTGCGAGATGTTGCAGCAAAAATGTATGAGAAGTTAGAAACTCATATATAAAAAAATGGGTGGCTCAAAAGGCCACCCAGTTACTATAAGGAATATAATATGATTACTAAAAACCAGATTAGAATATTATCAGGATTATACTTTTTGATAAAGGAAAAAGAACAACGAATAGTATTATCTCATCACTTACAAAAACAAATGCCTGATATGAAACAAGGAACATTGTCAACAACCTTGCAAGCTCTCGAGCATAAGCTAGGATTAATAATATCAATGCCTTGTGATGCTGTATTGAGAAGCTTGTATGCAAATCAAAAAGCACCAAGCACTACAAGAAGATATTACATTACCAAAAGTGGTAACAAATTAGTCAATATGTATTTGCAAATCGTAAAACGAGATGGTAATAATGTAGACTATGAAAAGTTATCTTCAGCAGCTTACGCAGTTATCAGAACACCAGAACGTAGACTTACGCAAGGCTTTTAGTTGGGCTGGATTATCAAAGACAACATACTATAGACAGCTTAAGGGAACGGAGTTAAGATTTGAAACTGCTATCAAAATTGAAAAGGCTATTGAACAACTTGCCACGCTTCAAAAAAAATAAAGGTTTCGAACAAAGAGCATCAGTAACTTGTGATGCATGCAATCAAGATACGCAATACTTCGTTGTCTCTGCTTATAAAAATACAAAGATATGTATGAAATGCTATGAGGAGGACACATGGTTAGCAAAAGTAAAGCAAAAGGAAGCTATCACGAAAGGTGGTTTCTAAAATTATTTAATAGTTTAGGTATACGTACAAAGAAACAACCACTATCGGGCAGTTTAGGTGGTGAGTACAGAGGGGATTTGACTGTTGATATCGGTGGCAAAAGCTTAATAGTTGAAGTCAAGTACAGAGATAGCAGTCAATTCCCTAATGTATTTAATTTACTAGAAGACAAAGACCTTGCTCTATGTAAACGCAAGAAGGGCTCTCCAAGATACTGCGTCATTATAAAAGATGAAGTATGGGAAGATGTCTTTGCGTGTCTTATAGAGCATTATGATAATTAACAAAAGGAGTTCAATATGACAAATGTAACACAACAACTTATTTCTTATATCCAAATGATAAACGAACATCAAGAGCTCACGAAGGAGCAATCAAAGTTTATGTTTGGTGTTATGGGTACATCAAATACAACACCAGTTTGTACTGGCAAACAGCTATGGTTTATCCAAGACCAAGCTAACAAAGCATGGTATGGATTCATCAAAGCCAATCACATAGCAGAACACTCAGGGTTTGATATTACTATTGTTGATAATCTCAAACAAATACTTGAGTTATCTTGTGAAATGAAAATGCCTATCCCTAAAAAGGAAGCACAAAAAATAATTGAACGGCTGCTTGAGTTCAATGAAACACGATTACCGGAGTTGATGAAACTTATCGAGCAACACATACAACTAAAACTAAAGGAGTACGCAGAGCATGACAAAAAATCAGCCAAAAAATAATATTGTATCCCTCAATCCAGTAGCTGCAAGACAAAATCTTCTTGCATTTGCATCACCAGTCAGAGCAAACCTCAGGCTGGTGTGGGAACTCGATGAACTTGGATTCAAATTCAAAGGACGTATGATTGATAACATATTGGAGATACCAAGACCTACGCTTCAAGAAGCATTGGAGATAGTAGACAAGTACCTTGTTCCAATGCAACTAGAAGATATCAGGAATCGTCTTGAGAAATGGAAGTATCTTTTTCACAAACCATTTGATTCCAAAATAGAAGAGGTTCAACTAAAAACAAATGCGTATGAAGATTTGCTAGCCAAAATGCCAGCAGATTGTACGCACTATGCTTTGAATACTGCGATGCGAAAGTTCAAAATATTCCCAGCATACTTTGAGTTGTACTCGCTTATAAAAGAGCAGTATGAAATCCGAATGTATTACCAAGAATCTATTGAGAATAAACTTCTAAATAGTAGTTGACTGGTTGCACAGTCGGAACTAGAATGTCCATATAAATAAGGAGAAAGCACATGGATAGAACTACATTCATTGGCGGTAGTGATGCCGTCAGATTAGTAAATGGTGATTGGGAAAATCTCTACCTCGAGAAGATTGGAGAGAAGCAACCTGATGACCTATCAGATAATTTACAAGTACAGATTGGTATTGCTACAGAGCAACTCAATGTTGAGTGGTTTGTCAAACATCACAGCAGTAATCTTAATATGAATATGATTGAGAGAAACAAAAGACTTGGAGTCTATATGATAGACCATGTTCCTTGTGCTGCAAATCTTGATGGCTTGATTACACAGCATCAAGACAAGAGAGAATGGATTCTTGAATGCAAACACACAAATCCATTTACATCTATCAAAGATGTTATTGAAAGGTACATGCCACAAGTACAATTCTATATGCACTTGCACAGACACAGAATGAAAATGATTCCAATACGGAATAGATACAACTGCTGTGGTGCATTCATATCAATCATTCAAAGTAATGGGAGCAAGTATCATCAGTCCCATATTGAGTACGATGAATTGTATGCAGAAAAGATTATGTCCCTGGTCAAAAAGTTTTGGCTCAACCATGTAGTACCAAAAGTAAAACCTACTAACGATGGGATTGAAGACCCACCAGAGGTCAACTCAATCCCAATCGACAGAAAGGTTCAGCGTTGTATGAGTTCAAGTAATGAGTTTACCAATGATACACATGATTACATCAAGACAATGGAAGTAGCACACAAACATGAAGAAGCTAAGAAGAGATTGCTTAGTCATGTTACTGATGATGTCTATGAAATGTTCAATGACTATCTTGTCATATCAGTATCAAAGACTGGTAGACGTACAATCAAACTTAGGAAAGCAATTCAGCTTGCCTATGATATAATGAGTGGAGAAAAGAAATGACAAAAGAAAATATATACACAGCACTTATGAAGTGTGAATTCAAGAAAGTAAAAGTTGAGGGTAACAATGCAATGTTCAATGCCAAGTACATGAAAGTAAAAGATATTATACCTATGATTGAACTAGAGTTACAAAAGCAAAACATCATTTGCATTGGTACTATGAAAGTGAATGAACACAATTCACCAATACTCAATATACAGTTGCGACACATACCAAGCGATACATTCATCGAGAGTGAGTGTACTTGCTTAGACGATACTAAGAAAGGCAGTCAACAAATTGGTAGTGGCATTACCTACATGACACGATACATTTTACAACGGCTGCTTAACTTAGTGCCAGATGAAAGCACAGATGATGATGGCAATGAATCTAGCAAGTCTGGTACATTTCAGAAACCAAGAAAAGTAATTAGAAAGGATAACTATGGAATATGATAACACAAATACTGGTGCAGTTTTTCAACCGAATGGTGAAGAGCTAAGTGGTACTGGAACACTTAATGACAAGGGCAATGAGAATAGAATTGCTGTTGTCAAAGCATCATCAAAAGATGGTTCTACTGTCAGAGATATATACTTGAAGATTGGTAGAATGTGGGAGAACGATAGCCAAAATGGTATGGCACCACAGTTTACTGGTCAGATTGATTTACCATCTGACAATAGTCGAGTTGCTGCTTGGGTCAAGCAAGGCTCATACGGTACTATGCTATCTCTTAAGCTATCACCAAAGCTTGAACAAGAACAATCATCTGTTGACAATGACCTTGAATCAGATGATATTCCATTTTAGGACGTGCTTTCTCCAAAGAAGTCCTAAAACATGCTAGGGGGTCTAATACTGCTCTGCTTGCCTGACCTCCTAGCAGATAAAGAAAGCACAGAATATGATTACAAAAATGACACACACAGTTATTCTCATGCTTACCATCGACCTAGAGTCAGCAAGAGAATGCCAACGACTCAGCGAAAAAGTATACAATGAGAATAGATGCTTTGAAGCATACAATATTTACAGCACCATACCACCTCGCAAGCCAGATAACTTCGAGAACATCATTGGTTTATATATAGAAAGGAAAAAACTATGGGAGAAATAGATAAATGGAAATATGTGGTTTGGGTAGGTTCTACACCTGACTACTACACCAACTTCAAAGATGCCAAAAGAGCATACGATGAATGGGTAGATGAAGGCTATGATGATGTTCAGCTTTTAAAAGGGACTGTAGTTTTCCATAGATGTAACAACCAGAGTTCATCTGGACCATCATAGTCATCAAAGTCGAAAGCTAGTTGTCTAGGTGTGGAGCTGGAAGTGAGGTCCATCGATGAAGGGACGTCTTGATTCTTTTCGTCTTGTGTCGATGTAGTCATTCATTAAATCCTCTGCACTATCTGGTGACATGGTTAGTAACTTATGCCAAGCTGCACCCCAAACCAAATCAACTCCGACTTCTTTTGCAGCCTTTCGCATAGCATCAGCTATATTATCATAATCCACAATATCCCAAGATGGATTACTGCCATCATAAGCCATAAGGTCAACAGCGTGTGCATACCCATCATCTTGTATTAAATGTTTGCTAGCCATAGTCTGTGATTTGCCAGACTCATACAATTTCTTTTGAGTTTCCAAATCACGAACACCATAGATAACTCCAAAGTCTACATCCGTATACTCAATCGCTTTCTTAACAACCTCAACAAGCTGAGGGTGTACTCCATCCAATCTATCCAGCGACCTTTGTGATAATTTAAATGCCATATTTTTTCTCCTAAAGTTTCTAATATCCCAATCCCTATGTATGCGAATATTCTCACGACGTTTATCCCAATTACTTCCCATTCTTTCGTAACCCAAAGAATTTGGTCACAGAACGCACACCAAAACTTGCAGCCACAATACACCCAAGTGTCACCTGATACCATTCAGGCATCATTTCTAAGGCTCTGAAGCCCTGTTCTACTATATCTCTCCCCCACGACCCACAAAAGCAGAGGATAAGAGGAATGCTAAACAAAATTACCAGATATTCGTCCTTCCAACTAGACTGCGAGCCCTTCATAGCTTCCAAATCCCAGTCAATATCACCAGTCAACTGCTTCTTTTTTATCTCAAGATTAAGTTTTTGTGATTCTGCTTTGGATTCTATCCATGTAGATGCCATACCACCTACCATTGAGAGTGCCTTAAAAATCATTTTCCCACTTTCTTCATGGCTTCTTTATGTGCCTGACCAAACGTTTTTCCTTTGACCATCATCCGAATCATTGCAGCCATGTGTGCTTTACTATGATGTTTACTATGTTTTTTCATAGTTTTTCTTTGTCGTTCTGTAAGTTTATCTAGACTCATTATTAGTCTCCTTACCTAACCAGATAGCAAAAGAACCAGTCATAGCTCCTGTCACAACAGACACTAAGCCAGCTTGTTGAGTGGTTAAATCAGGCTGGCTCAATGCCCACTCGATACACCTAATGTAAACACAGGTCATAGCTAGCATCATCAAGCGTGGGAGGATACGCCACTTGTCGAGCGTTTCTGGTGTCATCAGCCTATGTTTCCCCTATCGAGTTGTACCAATCCGTATACAAAAGCTAGTAATATAGCCATACCAACTATAACACAAAGTATTAAAACGATAACTGTAATTATCTTTTGTCGCAATACTTGTTTATCGTATATCTCTTTCTGCCTACGCTTGCGTATATCACCTTCCATTTTGAGAAGTTCGTTCCATGCCTGAACACCATGTCTAAACTTAATAAACTGTTGGAGTTCATATCGCTGTTCTTCAAGCTGTTTCTTAGCAGTCAAAGCTTCAACAGCTTCTTGTTCGATACTACCTCTGCGTGTAAGTTTAGTAATGAAAGAAGGATTCTTAGCTCTCTTCTGTGCATTCTCGATATCTGATGCGGCACTCATCCATTTGGATAAGTCATTCCCCATACTTTGAATATCTTTGCCAACTTGAAAAGCTCTTTTTAACCCATTAAAAGCTGTGTTTGCTGTGGCAACA